CTTTGGCTTCTAATATACCATTTAAAATTTTCTCTGGTTTACCACCCTTACCAATAGCTTTTGCACTTGGATGATGAGTAGATTCGATACCATATAAATGACTGTTGAACCGCATCCTCGCCATTTGTTCCAAGTCACCCTTTCTCATGGTCAACAAATCAGCACGGCAGTATCCAGTGAAATTGGGTTCAAATGGTAGGTCTTGTACTACATCTGCATATTTTTCTATCTTAGGAACATAATCGTTGAAAGTGTCATCCGTAATAATATATTCTGTTGTGCCCCAAAGGTCATAATTTTCTTTTACATTCCTCTCAAAGCAATCCTTTGAACGAGTGTAGTCACCCTTCACACCAAGAATGGGAAAGTTACAATAAGAACAAGCAAATCTACATCCACGCGAGGTCTCCATCGATAGAGTTTCGTATGGCAGAATAAAATCTCGTTTCTCATATCTGATTGGCAACTCTGGCCAAGGATAGGCGTGATACTTAGGATTTTCCCAACAATCAACCACTGGGAACTTTGGGCCTTGACCAAACATCTGCCATTGTTTTACCTCTGGATTACCTTCGATAATCGCCTTCATACCGAGTTCACCATACCCGACACAATAGTAATCAATGTTTGGAATTTTGATGAGCGACCACAAATCCTGACTTCCAGCGCTTGTAGTCACATGCGGATATGTATCCTTTATGTATTGAAATATTCTGATGATAATGGGGGCGGCGAGGAAAAAAATTCCACCGACCCCCACTAGTCGGGTATTTGGCCCTACCCTGCTGTCTACAATTTCCTTGAGTTCTTCATACTTCCAAGAAAACATGAAATCAATTACTTCTACGTTTAAATCAAACTCATCACGCAAGTATGTAGCTATACGGTAAGTACCAGAAGTTCGACTTCTAGTCTCATATGTTGGGTCTTCCGTGAAAGCCTGTAAGTTGTGTGAATACGAACCTAAGCCCGTAAACAGTAATACGTCAACATACGCCATTTAAACTCCATAATCAATATACTTTTTTCAAATCGTAACCCACTGGAGAGGTTACTTTTATTTCAATTCTCTTCTTGTCTGTATCTATAAAGATAATATGTGTGGTTGTAAGTTTTTTAATACTTACAGCGTCAAAGGTTTTAGGAGAAAACCCTTGGACAGTTGAACCGTCTGGATTAGTCACAATTTGGTCTGGAAAATACACCGTTAGTTCATACTGTTCCAACCACAATGTTTTAAACCAGTTTACGATACCATCCCATGTTGAACTCAAGAAACTCATTTCACACCAGCATGGCCAATTGTGTCATCATAGCATATCCTATGACTACGGTTAAAAAATATATTCCGTATGTATTAAATTTACGGAAAATCACCTGTTTCTTTTTCATTTACTTCCTTTGCCCTCCAAAGTTAACAATTCCATCTACGCCTTGCGGCCTTACCTCTTTCACCTGTCCATGATCTCGACCTAGCACAAAAAGACTTGCGCCTTCCTGCTGCTTTACTGCCTGGCTTCAGTTTACTGGGTGGTGTAGTTACAGCAGTTTGAAGTTTGCTGCCTGGGTTTTGTCTACGATATTTCTCGACTCCCTTTTTTGTCAATCCAGCACCCTGTTTGACACTTCTTTTGTGTCCGCCCTTAACAGACATGCCCTCCATGCCCTTATCTTCGTCCATGAATTGCATGAATGTCTTCATCTCTTCACCTTCTTAACCTTAAACTTTACTGACTTTTGTTTAGATGCATTTGCTCCAGCCTTAGAAGGTTTAAACTTCTTCGCCTTCTGACTTGACCCCGACTTCCTATTAGTCAGTCTCTTGAGTTCCGCCTTCCTAACCACGGGCATCATTCTGGTAGCAATTCTGGCAACTAAACCAGAGAATCTTTTTGCCATTGTTTCAAGTCTAGACTTCTCAGCGGGTGGCAATGAACTTATATCTCTGCCTCTGGCAAGTCTGGCTTTAATCATATTTCTAGCACCACGAGTCGCCCTCTTCTTAATTCTCGCTGGGTCAGCAGCCCTTCTGGATGCTCTCATTCGTGCAACTTTTAACTTCTGTCTGTTTCTTCTAGCGGCAAATCTCTTTTTCATTCTACCTTGTATGGTGAGAACTTCTAAAATATCTACGACATCATGGATGTCAGCAAGTTCATCTACTGCGTCAAAGTCATCTAATTCCTCTTTGTCAAAAACATCAAGTTGTTTTAAATCATCGAACTCCATTCCGTCAACTTCCACTTCCATATCAGCAATAACTTCTGGTGTGAAGATTGCATCCACATCCATTTCCAAAACTTCCATATCTAAAGTTTCTTCTTCCTCTATTGCTTTATAGTGGTACTTGTTTGTTGTTCGATTTTGTTTGGTTGTTTTTCCAGGCTGTCCAGGCGTTATCGCTTTCATATAAGCAGTGCCATCGGGTCTGCCCCATTCATATCTACTGATTTTGACATCTTCTTTGACATCAGTTTTTACCATAATGGGTTTACCACCCTTGCCTGCTCGGTCAGCAACTGGGTCTTTTCTGCGTTTACGTCTGGCAGATGTTGCCCTATCATCTTTGGACATACTGTGAGCCTTTGAACGAGGCATACACTTCGGTTTACCCTCGCCTGGCTCTCTTGCACACTGTCCTTTTATCTCTCCGTCAGTACCGACACGAACCCAATCACCTTTCGGGCCTTTACCGAACCACTTTCTTAAATCTTCACTGACACCCTTGCCCCCAGCATCTAACTTAGCTGCGATTGCCATTTCTCTGCGTTTCTTTTTAGATTTACCTTTGAACTGGGGTGCATCACTTCTGTAAAAATCTGTGATTACTTCACCCATATCCATATCTTTAATTTTTTCATCAATGGTGCCATCTTCTTTGACACAATTGGGAACCATTCTGTTGCCTTTTTTCTTATATCCTTTTTGTTGATATCCGACCCAGCAAGTGCCTCTTGCTTCTTTTATACCACGTTGTTTTTTCTGATTCTTAATCCATCTTTGTGCGATTGGTTTTTGTGGGGGTCTCTTTGACCAAGCACTAATGTTTCTATAGACGGACAATGCACCCTTTTTAAAGTCTGCACCATCTGAATTATCTACAATGAAAAAATTCTGTTTGAAAAGGTTTGAAAATTTACCAATATTTTGTTGAACCGATTTCCACATTGGAGTGATAGCATCTTTTCCTAACGTCCTTTCTCTTGCTTGGTCTCGGCCGACAGCGGTTTGTAGGGATGTGTTTACCATTATCATGGCAGTCTCGTATCCCAGTTTTTCTAGTTCTCTTTTTTGTTTTGATATTTTTTCGTAATCTCTACCAGTGCCATCGATGACCAATCCTAGTCTACCATCAAGAAATCCTGATTTTCTTTTAGCAGTGACAAACTTGGCACGGTCTCTGAGAGATTGACCTTTTGTTGAGAATATATCATCTGGTGTCTGAGACATCCCAGCTTTTTTTAGAGCAACTTCAAATTGTTGGTCAGAGTTGACTACCTTGAAACCTAGTGAGTTTAGACCTGTTTGTCCAACCATGAAAGACTTACCAGACCCAGGCCCGCCGGCAAGGAAAACTGCCTTGAATATAGCAGGGTCATTTATTCCCTCTTCGATGGGAATGAAGTCTGTGAGTGTCTTTTCCATGCCACTATTTATAAGGATTGATTAGGGGAGTTAAGGCCTGAACAACACTTTTAGCAAAAGATGTATGAAATGGATCAGTTCTTTTTATATCCTCAATTATAGCTTCTTCACTTCTAAAATCATCCACCAAAGTATCATATTCATCATATGACAACATACCAGAATCGTACAGATGGTTAAGTTGTTTTAGTTTGTCTTCATACTTAGCAATGATTCTCATTTCATCCGTTATAGGAAAAACTGTCATGTCTGGAACCCCCATCATTCCTCCGATATTTTTACGTCCCTTTTCCTATGACCATTCCATGCAATAAAACCACCCAATCTCAATGTGTAATATGCAAGGTAATTCATAGTGTAGAAACCATTAACATTTATGTTGATGTCTCTGAATGTTTCATCCATCCACTTTTGAGTCTTAATTCCAATGTCTTTCTTTTTACCTTTTAACAATAGTGTCTGATACTTGTATCCGTAATCATGCACTAGTCCACCAATCAGCATAACGCCAACTGGAGAGAAAAAAGTCCTTAAAAATTTGGGTATACTGGCACCATCAAATTGAAACCCCTTTGGAACTACATATTCAACATCGTCAATGATGTAATTCCAATCCTTGAGTAGTTCCCATTGTCTAGAACCCATCAACCAAGCGAGAACTCCTCCCCAGAATCCCTTCCCCTTGGTTTCAAAGGGCAAGGGTCTCAGTTGGGGCATGTCTTTTGCGGAAAATGTTAACTTGGTATTTTCCCTCAAGTCCATAACATTTATCAATGCGCCAATGAGTATAATTACTATTGCTATCGTAAATTGCCAAAATTGCATGGCAAGGTCTATAATAAACTCCATTTGGATTTCCTTTTCTTAGTTTAAACTACCTCTAATCGGCTCATCAATCTCTCTGCCCGATTGGGTACTTGTTGATACCATCTGCTATCCCTACCTTCTGCGGCCGCATTTATCCAATTCCTTTGTTCAATCCATGCGTTCATTTTTTTGAACTTGGATAATCTAGGCCGGCCCATATTGAACATCATATTGATCAGAATCTCCCTAACCTCCTGTGGAAGATCAGTCCAGAGTTCAATGCCATATAAACCTACACATTCACCATCAGCAATCAGAATATCATTGTCAAAACATTCCCTGACTCTTTCCGCTGATACTGGTGTTCCCACTTCCTGCCCGTATTCTGGATCGTCCTCTGTTATCAGATGGCCAATTCCAAAAGTAGCATATCCCAAATGGTCATTGTAGATTTCCAGTACGATGCCTTCGTCTTCTGCGAGTTGTTCATAAACATTAGTCCATTGGTTATCGGTTTTTTGCATTGTTGGTTTCCTTTAAAAATAATCCGAAAGACAATCTTCGTTGTCCCTCTTTAAGACCCATCCCACCTCTAGTGGCGTTAAATAATTTTTTTGCTTCACCATGTGAAGTCTTGTGATGCAATCCAGATTTAAAAGATTTGTAATCATTGTTGGATGCGTGTGCTCGCATTTTTGTACCACTTATACCAGCCACGCCAGTTGCATCTGGGTCACGGGCACCAGCAGAAACTACTTTCAGATGCTTGAACTTATAGTATCCATGTGTCCCCTTTTTGCCATTATATTTGTCTGCGAGTTTTTGAAACTCGTGAACTCTATCAGAACCAGCAACCATAGTAACATGTGTATGACCCTCTTGATGCATCTTACTAAGGTGAGAGAAAAAGTTTGGTGATGATTTAGAGGAACCTTCAAATTTACCCTGTGGATGAACATGCTTAAGGTATCTGATTTTTTGAGATGAAGAAAGCGGATTTTTATATTTGTCTTGTGAGTGACTTACTATCACTCTGTGGTCTGCTTTATTTTGTCTCGCCACTGAATGTACTTTATCTACTAACTTGCTATGTCCAGCAGTAGGTGGGTTCATCCTACCAAATGCGAACACCATATGTTTGTCTTTGCTCATCTGTCCCACGCCTTAATTGCGGTGAAGTTGTTAAAACTAAACTCCATACGGTCTACAAGTTTTACAGCGTTACCCGATACTCTATCTATGGCAACATATCCTTCTGGATTGACAACTTTAAATCCGTCTTTAGTTCTAACAAAAGTGTCTGTTAGTTGTTTGACCCTGTTCAACTTTCTAACTATCATCATTTTAGCATCAATCAACTCACTTTGAAATTTAAATACGTTTGCCAAGAGTCCTTGATATTTTTTCACTTCTCTCAATGACTCTTGTTTTTTCAATTCTAATTTTTTCTTGTTAGATTCTGTTTTCAACTTATTTATCTCTGTATCAAATTTAGCCTCTACCCAATCATAATATTCTGAGGCATTTTTACTGGGATTTATATTTTGTTGCAATCTAACCTTTGAGTTGTAAAATGTTTTTATTCCAGCACCAATAAATTTTCCAGTGAAAGAATTCTGTAGTCTCAAAAACTGATTGAGTTGTGCGGAATTGATAGTCCTAAATGTTCTACCAACAACCGACAACTTAGCTGTTATGGCATCTGTCTCTTGTTTTGTAAAAGTAGAGGCACCGCTGGTATCTCTATAAGATGCATCATCCATCCATACTGACCTACTCTTTCTCAGTCTGGATATGTTGGCACCGAAAGATGCTTTCATCTTCTCCAGTGAATCACCTGTATATGTTGTGTGCCAAACAACACCAATCTTGGCAGCCTTCATCTTTTGTTCTAGGTCAGACATTTTAGGAACTGCATATACGATGGTATTAGGTTGAAAAGTTGTATATCTTTTTCCATCGATGGTATCAGTTTCTAAAGTTGCATTGGTGAACATCAAATCTCCTTGAAGCACACCCTTGATACCCAACTTAGAAAATTCTTGAAATGCAATCACAAATTGTGGTTTCAGTGCTGCCGGCAATTCTTTGGCATTGTTGATTTCTTGAGTTGACTTATATAAAAACGGAGTCTTATTGAAAACAGATTTTTTTGCCACAAAGAACTTACCATCACTGGGGTCTGTACCAGCAAATATAGCAGGAGCACCGTCCCACTTAACTGTCATATTTACAGACGAGCGAGAACTTCCAGCCAACATATCTCTCAATGACTGTAGGAAGTTTATGGCGCCCCTTGCACCACCGATACCAAAGTTAATAATTTCATCTTCTAGATGTTCAAGATGTAAATTCTTACCGTTGGCATCTTCTGTCAAATATGAAGAAAAACCTATCATTTAAATTTCTTTTAAGTTGCATAATCAAGACTATTTATAAAAATCCTTAGCGCGTTTTTGGCCTGGGACTTTTTTTCGCGCTATTTTGCTCTGGAACCTCTTCTGCTTTTTTAAGCGTTTTCAATTCTGCTCGTAGTTCCTTGATGGTTGCCTTGAGTTTTTCTTTCTCTTGTATCTCAAACTCCAAGGCAATCTTCTTCTCTTCTAGATTCCGAGAAGTGATTTGTAGATTGGCGTTGACTGTATCCCAAGCTTGTGTTATATTGTTTCGCAACTCTTCAGCTTTGAGAAAGTTTCTCTCATACAACTTCATCTGTGCATGAACTTTCCACTTCTCAATGTAATCTATCGCTAGTGCTTCTTCTAGTGACTTGACTGTCTCGGCGTTTAAATCGTGGTCATAAATCTGGGCGGGGGTTTTTAATTCGTCATCTTTCTCAGCAATCAAATTCTTTTCCATATCATATTTTTTTTCCATAATCATCTCCATAAAAAAAGGGGGTATTACCCCCCTATTTATAACACCAATGGGAATTAGTTACAAGTTACAACTCCATTCGCATCAGTGCTACATGTGAGCTCTTTTGACAAATCATCAGACATAGCATCAATAGTAGCGTTCAAACCATCAATGATACTCTGGTAATTTGTCTGCGTGGTTGTCAACAACGTAGCATTGTTAGTATCCAGAGTGGTGATAGTCGTTTGATAAGTTGTACTCATATCACCAAGGGCATCCATGCCATGTACTCCCATGTTATACACATTGGTAAGTCCCATCTCAGAAACATCAACAATACCTGTAATACCAGTAGTTGCTACTGAATCTACCGTGTTGAATCCTGCCGTTGCGACTGAATCCACAGTATTAAATCCTGTAGTCACAACAGAATCTACCGTGTTGAATCCAGTTGTGGCTACGGACACTGTTTGGTCACCAGCATTGTTCAATGCATCAAATCCAGCAACACCCATCGTCAACAGAGCATCAGAACTAGCTGCACTACCGTTTGTCCAAGACTCACCCAAACCCAGAACCATGTTTTGCTGTCCCAACTGTATAGCTTCATTATGGCCATGCATTGCCATCTGAATATCTTTGCTATTATTAGATTGAGTTTTTGCAAGATCCGTTTGCAGCCACGCCATCCCAAGTGTCGATAAGCCAGGCATCAAAACCTTAGCCCATTTCAGAGCATCATGCTCTACTACTTGTGGGGTTATTCTTGTTTCTTGAGTAAGTGCGATTGCCATGACAGCTGCCGAAGCAGCTTGACCGTCACCCGATTGGGCAACTTGTGCAAGAGCTTTATACCTCGCTTCAGAAGCGAGAGCGTTTGCCTCTGCGGTTCTCTGAACCGCTTCGTAATACTGGACACCAGAACTAGCGCACCCAGTTACTAACAACAGACTAATCATAAAACTAGTCATACCGAACCTTTTCATAATGAATCCTCTTGTAATAGGGGTTCATTATTATTTAGGAGCGAGTGTATCAAAATTTATCCAAAGTGTGAATTTTTAACAAAATATCATTTGCGATGTATTGATTCTCAGCGCGGCCTGGATGTTGTTGGTCTCTCGCTAAAATTTCTACGGCAGATTGTGACCACTCTCTAACATGTGGAGCGTACAATGGGTCTTGTCTAACAAATGATATATCATTTTCAAAACAAATTTGAGCAACTGCCCTAATGTTTTTTTCTTTATTCAAACTGGTGTTCGATTCGTGTGTCACCCACTGGTCATAGTAGTCACCAAAATTTTTACCTAAGACCGCCACATTATCCTTGGTGTTAAGGAATCCATGCCACACTGGTTTACCATCATCCCAATTGTTAGTCATTTTTATTTCAAATCTGGATTCCTCAATTGTTTTGTAGACAACTATCTCTGGTTTCAATATTGGTATCCAATGTTGCGCTAGTCTATAAGCGAAATCATTAGAACCACCAGCGACTGCTAGATTGTATAATTCTAGTCCCAGTTCATCAGCAACTTTCTTTGCAAATGTCCACTCAAGTGGCAAACCGACTCCCACTGCATGACTACAACCAAAGAACATGATGTTCTTGGTATTCTCTTCAAACTGGGCTGAACGAAATGCGTATCGATTGATATCGTATTTTATTTCTACATCTCTCCACCTTTCCATGTTCTGTGGATGGGTAGTTAGATTTTGTAGATAGTTCTTATGACTGTCGGTTTGCCACCATTCTAAAGTTGTATCGTATCCCTCACCAAAGTTTCCAAGGACATCAATATCATTCACTTAGTTTTTTGCCCCACTCTCGGCGGCGTATTGAGTTGGCATCCTTCTTACCATATGTATCTGCGAGTGCAGAATTAGGGTGTGCATCGGCAATCTTACTGAATACCTCTTTCATGCCCGAATCTGTTTTAGTTCTGTCCCCATGTCCACCTATGATGGCAGCAGATGTCGGCACTTGCCTGAAGTGAGGATTTTTCTCTAATATTTTTTCTCTGTCAGCTAACTTACAAAAGAGTTCAAATTGCTCTCCTGTCTCCGTGTTTTCAAATTGATATATTGGCACCTTTTTCTCCTGTATCTAAGGCCTATAGAAATTAAGTAAACCAACGGCAAGTAGAGCAAGACTAACTGCATTAAGCACTAGAATTGCCCTATCGTTCCATAAGTATCCTACCCAAGTCCAACCAATCATACCAAAAAAACCAAACCACATATCCCACTCTCGTGGGTAGTCGGCAGCTCGAATAGTTAAAGCGATTAGTATGAGAATAGATGAAACCCATTTTACATACCAATCCAATGTATATTTAGGCGTGGCAGATTTAAAGATTCTTTTAGAATTGGCAATCTCTTCCTCGGCCCACTCTCTAGTATCTCTAGACATTTTTTGCCACCAATTCACTTTCCGATATCCTTAATGTTAGATTTGCCGATAACTTGATAAGCACCTTTGTTGTATGCTGGTGCGACAGTGTATCCAGCTGAAATTTCTTGTTTCTCTCGTATCCAACTATCATTTTTAGTACCACCAGTACCAGAGAAATCACTCTTCGATGGATACTTGATGCGATGTTCATCCATGTATGCCTTCTTGACAACTAAAGGTTTACTTTCGACAAACTTGTTCTTTTGTTTGGGGGGATTGTTCTTCTTGTAGTTCTTGAATGCGTTTCTCTTGGCAACATGGTAGTTCTTGTAGAATCTTCTAATGACACCATTTGGAAGGTTTTGAGCGTAGACGGTAGCCAAAGTTCTCAATCCTCTTGGGGTCTGGATGT